GGAAAGACGAAGCGATGACATATGCTTCATTTGGTATTCACAAGAAACTTGTGGAGGAAGAGGGATTCAACCCTACAAGTGATGAATATTATGAAGAAATTGACAAACGCATTCGTACTGAGTTTCCCCATAAATTTAACGATGGAGGGGATGTTCAAGGAAGTAACAAACCCGTTCAGACTGTTGCTTCTGCTAACAGAACAACAAGAACTGGACGCAACACCGTGAGACTCACACCGTCACAAGTAGCAATAGCTAAAAAATTAGGTGTGCCACTTGAAGAATATGCGAAATACGTGAAGGAGTAGGCATATGAATAAAATTGATGAAAAGAAGACTCCACGCGCTGCCCTTTCTAGAGACAAAACGACTCGAAGGAAACCATGGGCACCACCGTCATCTCTAGACGCGCCACCTGCACCCGATGGGTACAAATATAGGTGGATACGTGCTGAGACCTTAGGCGAAACAGACAATAAAAACATGTCTGCTAGAATGAGGGAAGGATTTGAGCTTGTAAGAGCTGATTCCGACAGTCAGTATCCAACGATACAGGAAGGTAAATATCAAGGCGTTATTGGAGTGGGGGGATTAGTACTGGCTAAGATTCCGGAAGAAATCGTGGAAGAACGTATGTCTTATTTTGCACAAAAATCGCAAGAAAGAGACGACGCAGTAGAGAACGATCTATTAAAGGAACAACATCCCAGTATGCCAATCAGTAAACCTGAGAGGCAAAGTCGTGTAACCTTCGGTGGTAATCGGAAGAACTAATTTTTTAGCTATTTCTCCATCGAATTAAAAAACTTATAAACGGAGGATTTTTCCAATGGCAAATAAAGATGCAGCTTTCGGGTTCAGACCCGTGGGGCACTTATCTGGCGGATTAATTCGTACAAGAGAATACTCTATCGCAGCAAACTACGGACAAAACATTTTCCGTGGTCAACCAGTTCTTGCAGTGACTGCTGGTGGCATTGAACGTGCTACTGACACATCTGGAACAGTTGGTTTAATTGCGGGAGTATTTAGTGGTTGCTTTTATACTGATCCAACTACATCAAAACCCACATTTAGCAAATACTATCCTGCTAGCACTAATGCTACAGATATTAAAGCTTATATATGGGATGACCCTCATATTGTATTTGAGGTTCAACATGATGGAACTGGAACAGCAGCAATGAACTGGGGCGGTTTCGACGCAGTTGGACTTACTGGTAGCACAGCTACTGGTCTATCTAAAACTGAGTTAGACACTTCTGAAGTTACTACAACTGGTAACTGGGTTCAAATTGGTATCTCAACAGATCCAGATAATAGCGACACTACTGCTGCTAACTGTAATGCGTACGTAGTACCAAACGTTGGCGAGCACTCTTTCCTACTAGCAGCAACATTAGGTTAAGGAGACATAAATGGCAATTTCTAGATCACAACTGGTCAAAGAACTCGAGCCGGGCCTTAACGCTCTGTTTGGTTTGGAGTACGACCGCTACGACAATCAGCACGCACAAATTTTCGATACTGAAAATTCTGATCGTGCTTTCGAAGAAGAAGTAATGCTATCAGGTTTCGGGAATGCTCAAGTAAAACCAGAAGGTCAAGGCGTCAGTTATGACGAAGCGACTGAAAGTTTCACTGCGAGATACACTCACGAAACTCTAGCATTAGCTTTTTCAATCACTGAAGAAGCAGTAGAGGATAACCTTTACGACAAAATCAGTTCTCGTTACACTAAAGCACTAGCACGTTCTATGATGAACGCTAAACAAATAAAAGCTGCTAATGTTCTTAACAGAGCATTCAACAGTTCTTATACAGGTGGTGATGATAAGGAGCTTTGCGCTACTGATCACTCAACAACTGGCGGCGACGTTAAGAATGAGCTAACAACTGCTGCGGACCTTAACGAGACTTCTCTTGAGCAAGCTCTAATTGATATTGCTGGAATTACTGATGATAGAGGAATGAAAGTTGCTCTTAACGGTATGAAAATGATTATTCCAGTTAATCTTCAATTTACTGCTGAGAGACTGTTAAAGTCGCAATTGAGAACCAGTACTGCTGAAAATGATATCAATGCTAGCAGAAGCATGGGAATGATACCACAAGGGTATGTAGTTAATAATTATTTAACTGATACTGATGCTTGGTTTATCAAAACTGATGCTCCTAACGGCATGAAGCATTTCCAAAGAACACCTGTTTCCACTAAAATGGAAGGTGACTTTGAGACTGGTAACGTTAGATACAAAGCTCGAGAAAGATACAGCTTCGGCTGGTCTGACTGGAGAGGTATCTTCGGATCACCAGGTGCTTAATTGATTACCATGGGGCGGCTTGTCCGCCCCATTATTATATTTAATTTTGGATGGTGGTTTACCACTGGCCTTAAAGGAGGGCTGTTCAAATGACTACAAATTTTCCAAATGGAATTTCAACTGCGGATAGAGGCACTGAACTCGAACGCTTAATACTACCAGATCCAACTCAAGCTCACGTATATTTTAATGATTTTACTACATATGTAGCTGGCGATTGGACTATTACAACTACCGAAGGCGGTACAGGAAATGCTTCTG